TAACGGCCTGCCCTTGGGGCTGGGTACGGTCGCCAGTTTGGCATCCCGTGCAACGGCTGCTGTGGTGACAGCCACTGACACGTTCTGGAAATACGTCACCCTGCTGCTGAACACCAGCGCAACCAACGGCGCTCAGAACAACACGTTCCTCGACAGCAGCACCAACAACTTCAGCATTACCCGCAACGGCGACACCACGCAGGGGTCGTTCAATCCGTACATGCCCAGCGGGTACTGGAGCGGGTTCTTTGATGGGACGGGGGATTTTCTTAGCGTAGCAAGCAATGCTGCGTTTGATCTTGGAAGTTCTGATTTTACTGTAGAGGCTTGGGTCAACCCAACAAATTTTACTGATGGGCATCCCATTGCATCTAGGTATAATTTTTCTGGTTCAGCATCTGGATGGGTTTTTAGGTTTGTAAGCGCCACTACGCTTCGTTTTATTCGTGGCAACGATATTATTCTTGATGGTACGGTTTCAGTTGTTGCGGGTACTTGGTATCACGTTGCGGCAGTAAGAAGTGGAAGTACTCTGACAACGTATCTCAATGGTGTTCAAATAGCACAAGCAACAGGAATTTCCAACTTTACTGACGCTACAACTCCATTGCAGATTGGAAGATCAAATACAACTACAGACGACGCAAATGGCTACACATCCAACCTCCGCGTTGTCAAAGGCACTGCCGTCTACACCGCCGCCTTCACGCCCCCCACCACCCCGCTGACGGCCATCACCAACACCTCCCTGCTGTGCTTGCAGGACAACCGCTTCATTGACCGCAGCACCAACGCCTTTGCCATCACGCGCAACGGCGACACGCGCATCAGCAAGTTCGCGCCGTTCAACCCGCCAGCGTCTTACAGCACGGCCTCGTATGGGGGCAGTGGGTATTTTGATGGGACGGGGGATTACCTTACATACGCACCCAGCACATCTCTCGCTTTTGGAACTGGAGACTTTACGGTTGAATGCTGGAGTTATGCAACGGTAGCCGCCAGTGGTGGGGCGGGTATGTATTTAGTAGACGCCAGAACATCCATAGTAACAAACGCTTGGGCGTTTGGGTATCGGTTTAACGGTAGTGGAAGTGGTAATTTAGTAGGTTGGTTTAACGGATCAATAGTCTTAGAAGGAATTGCCGCACCCATAAATCAATGGAATCACGTTGTTTACGTCAGAAGTGGGACGACCGGATCGTTGTATCTAAACGGTTCACGCATTGCAACGCAGACGGACAGTACAAACTACAGTTCTACTGGAGCAACAACTACCATTGCGGCAAGAAACTCACTGGTAGATTATTACTTCGGCTACATGTCGAATTTCCGCGCAGTCAAAGGCACAGCGGTCTACGACCCCACGCAGACCACGCTGACTGTTCCTACAGCGCCCCTCACCGCCATCACCAACACCAGCCTGCTGCTGAACTTCACCAACGCAGGCATCTATGACGCGGCCACGATCAACGATGGTCAGACCGTGGGCAATGCGCAGGTCAGCACCACGCAGGCGAAGTGGTCACCAACCAGCATGGCGTTTGACGGCACGGGCGACTATGTGACCGTCATCGACAAGCCGGAACTGCGCATTGGCACAGGCGACTTCACCATTGAAGGCTGGGTGTACCTCAACGCTACTGGCGTGGCCTACGGGCTGGTGAGCAAGGGCACGGCCACCACGGGCTGGTCGGTCAACGTCACCTCGGGCAACAAGCTCCAGTTCAGCTACACCGCCACGCAACTGACAGGCGCTACCTCTCTGGCATCCGGCACTTGGTACTACTTTGCGGTGGTTCGGTCTGGCACGGCAGCGGGCAATTTGAAAATTTGGCTGGACGGGGTTACTGATGCCACAAGTGCAGGCGCGGTGACTGACAACTTCAACCAGACGAACGTGCTGTATGTCGGCGCTGACCGCGTGGCTGGTGCGGTGCTCAATGGCTACTTGCAGGATGTCCGCATCACAAACGGATACGCCCGCACGACCTCTACCCCCACCGCAGCCTTCCCGACGCTATGACGCTCTACAGCAAAAACGGCTCCATCCCGAAGCCTGAGACGGACGGCACACCCGGCTGGGTGGAGGTGCCTGAGCCTCCTGTGCCTGGAAAAGGCGAGGAAACGGTCTGGTGGTGCCCGCCCGGGTGGGTGGTGCGGCCTGTGGAGCCCGCGCCGGTCGAGGGCTATGTGTGGAAGTGGAGCCAGAGTGAAACGCAGTGGGTTGACTATCAGTTGCCACCTAACCCTGGCCCCGCTCCTGGTCCCGCGCCGGCGCCGATGCCCAGCGGCAACGTGACGATTTGAGGCATGATGTCTAAGACACCCGCCTGGACGCGCAAGGAAGGCCAGAACCCCAAGGGCGGCCTGAATGCCAAGGGACGCGCCTCTGCCAAGGCCCAAGGCATGAACCTGAAGCCCCCTGCGCCGAACCCGAAAACCGAGAAGGACGCCGCACGGCGCAAGTCGTTCTGCGCTCGCATGGGCGGGATGCCTGGGCCGATGAAGGACGAGAAGGGCAAGCCTACCCGCAAGGCGCTGGCCCTGAAGGCGTGGAACTGCTGACATGGCCGCAATCCCCATCGTCAGCGGCATCTACACAGACAACGGCCCTGACCTGCGCACGGCCTACCCGGTTAACTTCTTCGTCACGCCCAAGGGCAGCGGCATCAGCGATGCCTACCTGCGGCCGGCTGACGGGATCGTGAGCGATGGCACCGGCCCAGGCACTGACCGTGGCGGCATCGAGTGGCGCAACACGCTCTACCGGGTGATGGGCACCAAGCTGGTGAGCATCGCCAGCAATGGCGCCGTCACCGAATTGGGCGATGTGGGCGGCCCCGTGGATGAACTGGTCGCGTTCGACTACTCGTTCGACCGCCTGGCCATCGTGTCCGGTGGACGGTTGTACTACTGGAACGGCGCCACGCTCACGCAGGTGACGGACCCGGACCTGGGCACGGTGCTGGTCGATGTGGTGTGGGTTGACGGCTATTTCATGGTGACGGACGGCGAGTTCTTGGTGGTCACCGAGTTGAGCGACCCGACGCAGGTGAACCCCCTGAAGTACGGTTCATCCGAGGTGGACCCTGACCCCGTGGTGGCCCTGCTGAAGCTGCGCAACGAGGTCTATGCGCTGAACCGGCACACCATCGAGGTGTTCGACAACGTAGGCGGCGATCTGTTCCCCTTCGGGCGCATCGACGGCGCGCAGATCCAGAAGGGCGCCATCGGCACGTTTGCCTGCTGCGTCTTCAACGAGATGATCGCGTTTCTGGGCAGCGGACGCAACGAGGCGCCCGGCGTCTACATGGGCGCGAACGCCACGGCGCAGAAGATCAGCACCGACGAGATTGACCGCCTATTGCTGACCTATACCGAGTCGCAACTGGCGCGGGTGAAGCTGGAGGCCCGCAACGACAAGAACCACCAGCTTCTGTACGTCCATCTGCCAGACCGCACGGTGGTGTTCGACCTCGCTGCCACGCAGGCTCTGAACCAGCCGATCTGGACGACCCTGACCACCACGCTCACGGGCTTCGCGCAGTACCGGGCGCGCAACTTCGTCTGGGCCTATAACCAATGGTGTATCGGTGACCCGTCGTCATCGGCCATCGGGCACTTCGTGGACACGCGCAGCGACCATTGGGGCCAGACGGTGCGCTGGGAGTTCGGCACGATCATCGTCTACAACGCCGGCAGCGGCGCCCTGTTCCACGAACTGGAACTGGTGGCGCTCACGGGCCGCGTGGCGCTGGGGCTGGACCCGCAGATCAGCACCAGCTACTCCCTCGATGGCTCGGCCTGGGGCCAGGATCACTACATCCGCGCCGGGGCCATCGGCAACCGCACGAAACGCCTGGTGTGGCTACGGCAGGGATCCATGCGCCACTGGCGTATGCAGCGGTTTCGGGGTGACAGTCAGGCGCACCTGTCGTTCGCCCGCCTGGAGGCGCAGATCGAGGCGCTGGCGTACTGATGGCCGCGTCCAAACTCAACCTCACGCGGGATCAACTCGCGTCGTTCCTGCAAGACCATGAACAGGTGCGGCAGTTCGAGCGCCTGTTCTCAAACGTGCGCGAACTGGAGCCCACCACGCTGGTGGATCTGGCCATCGCTGCGGGCACTGCCGATCAGAAGGCCACCGAGGCGCTGGACGCTGTGACCACACTGGCGCAGGACACCGCGCTGCAAGCCGAGGCCAAGGCGCAGCAGGCGCTGGACGCCGTTGAGCAGATGCGCACGGCGCTGGAACTGCTGACCACTGCGCCACCCCCGCGTGAGTTCAAACGGTCGCGCTACGGGTCTTTTTACAGCACCGCCACGCAAACCGCGACGACCATCAACACGGCCAAGGAAGTAACGCTGAACACCACGGACCTGTCATCCGGCGTGTTCCTGAGCGGTTCCCCGCAGTCGCGCATCAACGTGGATACGGACGGCATTTACAACCTGCAACTGTCCATACAACTTGACAAGACGAGTGGCGGCACCGCCGAGTTCTACATCTGGTTTCGCAAGAATGGAGCGGACGTTACGGACTCGGCCAGTCAGATCAGAATCCAGAACAACAACGCCGAGATTTTCTCGGCGCTCAATTACTTCTTCAGCCTCAAGGCCGGCGATTACGTCGAGATCATGTTTTCAGTAACTGACCTGTCGGTTGAACTGCTGGCTGTGCCCGCCGCCGCTCCGCATCCTGGCATTCCGTCCATCATCGTCACCGTGTCCAACAACATCCAGGGGTTCCAATGACCGTAACAGTCCGCGTCCTCGTCCCTTCCAAGCAACTGGAGGCCACGCAGACCACGCAATACACCGCCACCAACGCCAAGGCCATCATCGACAAGGCCACGGTGACGAACACCGACACGGTGAACCGCACGTTCTCCGTCAACCTCGTCACCTTGGGCGGCTCGGCTGGTAACTCGAACCTCGTCATTGACGACCGCACCGTGGCGCCGGGTGAGACCTATTTGTGCCAGGAACTGGTGGGCCAGGCGCTGGAGTCGGGCGGGTTCATCTCCACCATCGCCAGCAACGCCACGGCGCTGACGCTGCGGGTGTCTGGACGCGAAATCACCTGACGGGTATGATGCACGCGCCGAGTTCATGGCTTCCGGCAGCCTCTGAGGACGCCATGAGTTACAGCCTGCGCACGCATTTCGACTCGCTGATGCTGCCCGCCGACGCTGCGGAGTGGCTGCTGATGCTCTGGCAGAGCATCCAGACGTTCGACGACTACGCCGATGACGATTCTGTTAGGCGCGAGGCGCTGGACGCGACGATCTGGAACGTCTTGGTGGCCATGCCGCAAAACACGTTTTTCTCGCGCCATGTGACCGAACTGGCGCCACTGCTGGGCTCGATGGTGCTGAAGTGGCAAGCCTCTGACCGCGTGGAGCGCGAAGGCAACGCATCGGCTCAATCCTACGTCTGGCGGGCCGGCTACTACGAACTGGTGCTGGCCGCCGTGCGTCTGTGCCACGGCCCTGTGGCGGCGGCGTCGGTGGCTCACAAGGTGCTGGGGCTGTACGGCGAGAAGCTGGACGACTACCTTTCAGAGTTCAAAAAAGGAGGCAGCGATGCCTAATCCCGTAGTCGCGATTGCCGGGAGTTCCGTCCTCGGATCGATCACGCAGTCCCGTGCAGCCAGCAAGGCCGCTGGCGCACAGACGCAAGCCGCCGAGATGGGGATTGAGGAGCAGCGGCGTCAATTCGACGAGATGCAGAAGCTGCTGGCACCGTACACGCAGGCCGGACAACCAGCGTTGCAGGGCATGCAGAACCTCATCGGCCTGGGTGGCGCAGAGGCGCAGCAGCAGGCCATCGCGGGCATCGAGCAGAGCCCGCTGTTTCAGGCGCTGACCCGTCAGGGAGAGGAGGCGATCCTGCAGCGTGCATCGGCCACTGGTGGGCTGCGTGGCGGCAACGTGCAGGCCGCGCTGGCGCAGTTCCGCCCGCAGATGCTCCAGCAGGCGCTGGAGCAGCAGTACAGCCGGCTCGGCGGCCTGACATCGCTGGGCCAGCAGTCTGCGGCTCGCGTGGGTGCGGCGGGCATGCAAACTGGCGTGAACGTGGGCAACCTGCTGCAACAGCAGGGTGCAGCGCAGGCCGGCGGGGCGCTGGGGCGTGGCGCTGCGTTTGGTCAGTTTGCTCAGATGCCGGGGATGTTAGGCGGGTATCAGTTGCAGACCGGAAAGGACATTTTCGGTAGTCTGTTCGGTGGCACGCCCATTCAACCCGGTGTAATCAGCGGCCTGCCGTCCTACGCGGTCATGCCCGGTCCTTGAGGTAGCACCATGGTCCAACCGATCAACTACATGATCCCCCAGGCAGACCCGTTTGCTGGGGTGCTGCAGGGCTTGAAGCTCGGGGCGTCAGTCCAGCAGATGGAGGCTGCGCGGGAGCAGCAGGCCATGCAGGCTGCGACGCAGCAGCAGGCTATGGCCCTGAAGGCCGCGCAAGAGCAGGAAATTCAGGCCAAGATTGCGGCGCAGCAGAACCTTGCGGCGGCCACATCGGGCCTGATTCAGAAGATCCGCGACAAGACCGCAACGCAAGCGGACTTTGACCAACTGCGGCTCATCGCCCCGAAAGACCAATCCGAGGCCGCTGGGAAGATTTGGGAGGGCATGAGCAAGGACCAGCAGCAGAACTCGCTAGCCTTCGGCATGCGTGTCATGGCCGCGCTGGACAGTGCAAGCCCGCAAATCGGCATTGACATGCTGCGCGAGCGCGCATCTGCAGAGGGCGACCCCGCGATGGCGAAGGCGTGGGGGGATGTGGCAAAGCTGGCCGAGCTTGACCCGGTAAACGGCATCTTCGTGGCCGGCACGACCATCAGCGGGCTACCCGGTGGCAAGGAGGCCTTGGAGGCATGGCAGAAGACGCGAGACGAGCGCAGGGCGCGGTCGTTGGAGCCGTTCAAGTTGCGCCAGGAAACCGCTGATGCCATCCTCAAAGAGGCAGAGGCCAAGTTCGCACCAAAAAGGCTTGGCACTGCGCTGAACCTGACGAACGCACAGATTGAGCAGGCCAAGGCAGCACGCCGTGCGTCTGATGCTGCGGCAGCAAAGTCCGGGGCAGATGCCATTCGGGCCCGCGCAGAAGCCGATCAGTTGTCTGCTGGCATCATCCCGGCGGACAAGCGCCCAGAGGCTGAGAGCAAGTTCCGCAGGGAGTACAGCGACCAGACCAAGGGATACCAAGAGGTCAAGTCGGCCTATGGCCGCGTCCTGGCGTCTGAGGATACTGCCGTCGGCGACCTGTCCCTGATCTTCGGCTACATGAAGATGCTGGACCCTGGCTCTGTGGTGCGCGAGGGCGAATTCGCCACGGCACAGAACGCGGCAGGCGTGCCTGAGCGAATCCAGAACATCTACAACCGCGTCGTTAGCGGGCAACGGCTTTCTCCTTCGCAGCG